CGAAAATCGGCCCCTGATCCCAAATTTGTTGACTGGAATGAGCGCAATAGCTCTTGGTTTCAAAAAGACCCAGAGATGACACAAGCGGCGCTCGGCCTTCACGAAAAACTTGCAAATCAATATGGCCCCGAATATGTGGGTACAGAAGATTACTACCGGCGTATAGACAGCACCATACGTAAACGGTTTCCAGAAGCGTTTCCAAACGACGCAACTGATGAAGATGATAATTCAGCTGACTCCAAACCCCAGCGCAAAGCGACGACAGTCGTGGCATCAGCCAAACGTAGTACTGCACCTAAACAGGTAAGGCTCACTACAGCGCAAACTGCACTGATAAAGAAGCTGAGAATTACCCCGGAGCAATACGTTAAAGAATTTCTTAAATTGGAGAAACAATAATGGCTAATACCAGACTTACTCGTGAACTAGAAACCCGTGAAGTGCAAGTGCGTCCTAAGCAGTGGGCACCTGCAGAATTGCTACCTGAACCAGATAAGCAACCGGGCTTCTCGTATAGATGGATTCGTGTCTCGACACTTAACAACGCTGACCCTCGTAACATTTCTGCGAAATTACGTGAGGGTTGGGAGCCTGTAAAGATCGAAGAACAACCAAAGTTTCAACTGCTAGTCGACCCAGATAGTCGCTTTAAAGGCAATATCGAAGTCGGCGGGTTATTGTTATGCAAAACGCCATCGGAATTTGTGGATCAACGTAGTGAATACTACAACCAACAAACCAATGCGCAGACTGCGGCTGTTGACAATAGCTTGATGCGCGAGAACGACCCACGGATGCCACTCTTTTCGGAGAGAAAATCCTCAACGTCGTTCGGTAAAGGTAAATAAACTTTTTTAATTTGGAGTAAAACATGGCTTATCCTACTGTAAGCACTCCATATGGTCTAATCGCTATCAATCGTATTGATGGTATGCCATATGCAGGCGCAATTCGCCAGATCCCAGCAATTTCCGGCAATGCCGTGATTGCGTTTGGTGATCCGGTAAATCTTACCACCGCTGGTGGTGTAGATAAAATGACTGATGGTACCGCTGGTACACCTTGCGGTGTGTCTGTTGGCTGTCAGTACACAAACACCTTGGGTCAAACGGTACAATCTCAGTTCTTACCAGCTTCTGCGACTAACGGTATCGTTTATGTTGTTGATGATACTAATGCTTTGTTTAAAGTAGCTGTTTTAAGTGCTGGCACAACCGTATCAACTGTTGGTGTTACTCGTGCTGTTGTTGGTTCTAACATGGCTCTGATTATCAATTCTTACAATTCCGCTACTGGTAATTCAAGATCGGGTATTGATGTAGCTTCGTCAGACACAACTAACACCCTGCCTGTTCGTATTATTGATGTGGTCCCGCAAACTCAGTTGGCTTCTGGCAACTATGTAGAATTGCTGGTTAAGCTCAATACGCATCAGTATAACAACACCACTGGTGTATAAGGAGATTAAATCATGGCAATTTCACGCGCCCAACTACTTAAAGAACTCTTACCGGGCTTAAATGCTCTGTTTGGTTTGGAATATGCTCGCTACGGCGAAGAACACAAAGAGATCTACGAAACAGAGACCTCCGAGCGTTCATTTGAAGAAGAAACAAAGCTGTCTGGTTTCTCAGCTGCACCTGTTAAAAACGAAGGTTCCGCCATCGCTTATGACAATGCACAAGAAGCATGGACTGCTCGCTATACACACGAAACAATCGCTTTGGGTTTCAGCTTGACTGAAGAAGCTATCGAAGACAACTTGTATGATTCGTTGTCCGCTCGTTACACCAAATCTTTGGCTCGTGCTATGGCTTACACCAAGCAAGTTAAAGCTGCTAACACATTGAACTATGGTTTCACAAACTCAGCTGCTTTTTACGGCGGTGACGGCGTGCCTTTGTTCTCTACTCAGCATCCTTTAATTTCCGGTGGCTTTAACAGCAACACACCAGCTACAGCTGCAGACTTGAACGAAACTTCGTTGGAAAACGCTGTTATTCAGATCGCTGCTTGGACTGATGAACGTGGTCTATTGATCGCTGCTAAGCCAAAGAAACTGATCGTTCCACCAGCACTGCAATTCGTTGCAACTCGTCTGTTAGAAACCGAACTCCGCGTCGGTACAGCTGACAACGATATCAATGCAATCAAGAACAACGGTTCAATCCCAGAAGGCTATGCGATTAACCACTTCTTGACCGATACAAATGCTTGGTTCTTAACAACCGACGTACCTAACGGTATGAAGCACTTTGTACGTAGCCCATTGGCTAACTCGATGGACGGTGACTTTGACACCGGTAACGTTCGCTACAAGTCACGTGAGCGTTATTCTTTCGGTTGGTCCGATCCGCTTGGTATGTTTGGTTCACCGGGCGCTTAATAGCGTTTTGGCAAC